ACATGTGAACGCGACATTGGCATTATCATTGATTATGTTGGTTACGACATGATGTTTGATAGTAACTTCTTAACTATTACAGCAGCAAGAAGTTATTTTAGAGCACAAGCTTCTCTAGTATTAGGCGGACAAAAAGCAGCAACAATTGCTTCTTTTAGATATTTAAAAACTCTACTACTTGCAATTGTAGAAACTAACGCAACTGCTAGACGTAGATTAAAAGTGTTGATGGATATTATTATTGAGACTATGGTCAACGGTATTGGTGATACTCCTGAATTTACAGGAACTATTACTTATAAAAATGACATTGGTAGATTTAATGCAGGCGAAATTATTAGAATAAACAAAGATTTCTTAGCAGCAGAAGCAACATCATGGATTACGCAAAACTATGGTGGCACAGTAACTACTACTACCGCGGCAACTGATAGATTTACTACTAGTGCAGTACACAATTTAACAGTTGGTGATCCAGTTATATTCTCCGGAACTGTAATTACCAGCAGTGGCATTACCATTGGAGATATTTATTATGTACGTGCTACTCCAACTACCACTACATTCACAGTCGACAACGGATTAGAAATTGTTGATATTAGTGCTAACGGCACTGGTAGTATGACTGTTCGATATGCGTTTGACGATGCATTGTGCCGTCGAGATATGAAAGAATACTTAGATGCAATCATATATGATTTAAGTTATACAGGTAATTACAAGTCACTCAGAGCTGCACAAATTTATCTAAATGCAGTAACTGGATCAACTACACAAGATATGTTCTTGGTAAGCAATGCTACTGGTTTGCGTAACTGTACACTAAGCGGATTAAACGGAACACTAAGTGAAATTAACGACTTTGGTACAAAACGTCCAACTGCTGGTGCGTATGTTGCACTAAATCCAGGATTTGGCCCTAACGACACTAACGTATGGGTGCAAACAAGATCACACTATTCACAAAACGTAACTATGTTTGGTACAGGATGTACAGGCGCTAAGATTGACGGAGCACTACACGCAGGCGGCAATCGCTCAATGGTTAAAAATGACTTTACTACTATTATGAGTGATGGATTTGGTGTATGGTGTACTGGTGCTAACAGTTTAACAGAACTTGTTTCAGTGTTTAACTACTATGGTTATGCAGGATACATGGCAGAGCTAGGTGGACGTATACGTGCTACTAACGGTAACAGCTCATATGGTACATTTGGTGTTATTGCTGAAGGTACTGACACATACGAGCAACCAATTTATGCAGTAGTTGATAATCATGCTCAACAAGCAGTAGTAGCAAATACATTTACCGATGCCGAAAATATTATTGTCCGTCTAGAGTACAGCAATGCTGGAACAAATTATACGAACGTAGATATTGGTGTAAGCGGTGACGGCGTTAATGCTATTACTATTGGGGATGAATTTAGAGACGGCGGAGTTTTTGAAACAAGAATCTTTGACCTAGACGACGGTAACGATTATGGTGGTACTAACTATACTAACGCAATTAATGCTGCTCAGGGCGGCGATGTAGGGTATATTACTATTGCTGCTACAGATGTATCGTTAAGTACAGCATATCCTACTATGAGAATTCAACTTACTGCTGGTACAGGAGTTGGACAGTATGCTAATATTTTAACATATAACAATGGTACAAAAATTGCACAGATTTATAAAAATAATTTTGCAACCCTTACTGTTACTGCAACTGCTGTTACTAACAATTTATTAACAGTTGCGAACACTGCTACATTATATGCAGGCATGCCAATTTACTTAACTAGTACAGCTAACGGACTAACTGCTAATACAGTGTATTATATTAGAACAGCTAATTTTTCAACTACACAATTTAGTGTAAGTTTAACAGGTGCAGCAGGTACTGCTGTTACTATTACTACTACTGGTTCTGTATCTATATCATTGCTAGCGGCAGGATGGGATCACGCAATTCCAGGATTTACTCTAACTAATGCAGTTGACCTTACTACAAGCTACTCAATTGAACCAAGAATTAGTTACACACATCCTGGCTATACTGCTACTGCAAGATCATTAATTGGATCAACTACCTGGGCAGCAGCAGCTTTTGGAATATCTCGTTATGTTGCTATTGCTAGTACAGGCACCACTACTAACTATTCGTTAGATGGAAAAACATGGGCAGCAGGCGGCGCATTATCAGCTAGTGCAACTTGGTCAGACGTGGTATTTGGAGGCGGCCAAGGTGCTGCCGCAACAGCAACAGTCGGTGGCATGGGAGGCGCAGGAGCAACTTTTGCAGTAACAATGGGTACTGTGAATTCTACAGGTGCTCCGGGAGTCGACCAAGTTGTGAGTGTGCGTATTATAGACGGTGGTTATAACTATACAACTCCGCCAACTATTGTATTCACTCCAACTGTTGGCGGTGCCGGAGCTGTTGCTACGTGTACTGTCCTAAACGGAAAAGTTGATAGTGTAACTGTTGAAATTAATGGATCTGGATATACGCAGCCTCCAACGGTATCAGCAGCAACTGATAGAGTAACAAAATTAACAGTGTCAACTTGGGGCAGAGGATATACTTCGGCACCTACAGTAACAATTTCTCCTCCAGTGTCTGCTACTGCATGGAGCTCGGGCGGCGCTGCAACTTTAGGAACATACTATTCATATGTTAATACTGGAGTTATTCCTAGCAGAACTAATTATTATCTAGCAACCGCTAGTGGTACATTTAGCTCAACAGGCCCAACATTCACTAGCGGTACCGGTTCATCTGGCACATATGGTGTTGGATTAACATTCGTAGGAACACTAGCTACAGGTACCGCAGTACTAAGTAACACTGGCGTTAGCTCTATTACAATTGGAGCAAGCGGCGGAGTAGGATATACTGCAACTCCTGCAGTTACAATTGTGGATCCTTTAGCTAAGTTTGTTGCAATTGCTAACGGTTCCACTTCAATGTCATACTTACCAGCAACTGCGGCTGCAGGTGCAGCATGGACTGCTGGCACAGCAATGCCAACAACTACATATGTATCTATTGCCTACGGCAACGGAATATATGCAGCAGTAGGCGGCACTGGTACCAGCACAGGTGCATCAAGTACTAACGGTACTGCATTTACAGTGCGATCATTACCTAATTTAGGATCTGGTAGTTATTCCGCAGTAACATACGGCAACGGATATTTTGTTGCAATATCTACAGGTACAACACTAGCCACTGCAAGAAGTGCCAATGGCCAAACATGGGTAGCAGGTGGAAACTTACCGGCAGGATTTACTACTGGAACAAGCGTTGCCTACGGCAACGGACGCTTTGTAGCAATTGCCAGTGGCGGTACAAAAACTGCATACAGTATTGACCAAGGCGTGACATGGGTAAGCTATGTAACAGGATTACCATCAACACAATCCTGGTCAACTATTAGATACGGTCAAGGATTATTTGTAGCAATAGCAACAAGTTCAACAGTATGTGCAACCAGTGAAGACGGTATCTATTGGGTAGAAAGAACAATGCCAGGTAGTTCAACTAACTGGAAAGGTTTAGCATTTGGTAATGTTGGAAATACCCCATTATGGGCAGCAGTTTCTGCTACTTCTGGCACAACCGCAGCATCGTTACGTACTGGTGCTAGAGCGTCAGGACGCATGAGGGCAGAGTCTGGCACACTAACTGAAGTTCGTATGATAGAGCCAGGATCTGGATACTCAGCAGGCGTGGTAACAGCCACTACCGATACAACTAACGTAATCACAGTTAACGACACTACTAACCTAGTTGATTTACAGCCAGTAATATTTACAAACTGTAACGGGAGTGGTCTTGTAACAGAAAAACTATATTATGTTATTGGCGCTACGATAGTTACAAATACCAGCTTTAAAGTTAGTCTAGTAGCCGGTAGTGGTACCCCTGTAGTATTAGTTACTACAACAGGGCTAACTGGAACTTACCGAGCAGGTCCAATTGTAACACAATTTGATCCAGGTAAGGTTGTTTCGGCTGCACTAAATCCTCGTACTAATATAGGTGTCCTAGGTAATCCTAGCTTTAGTAATCGAGGAAGTACTTACACTACTGCAACTACAGTTGCAATCGGTGATGGTCATGCAGATCTATTCCAGCCTGGTACATTTATTGCAGTAAGAGATCTATACGAAGTGCCACAGGCAGGTTCTAATGTAGTATTTGGGTCACTAACTGGAACATGGTATAAACTTGTTGCAGTTACTAACGTATTAGGTGATGCAGGAGAATACACTGCTAACTTCCAGATTAGTCCAGGATTAACTGTGTTAGAAGCTCCCATCGATGCAGATCCTATTACTACTACATTAAAGTATAGTCAGGTCCGTTTAACTGGTCATGATTTCTTGTATATTGGAACTGGTAATCAAGCTGAAACTAATTATCCATATGTTGATCCTACTACTGCTAGTATTGCAGTGCAAACTAATAGTTCAGGTGGTGGACGAGTGTTCTTTACATCAACTGACCAAGACGGTAACTTCAACGTTGGTGGATTATTTGGAGTACAACAGTCAACAGGTACTGCTACATTAAATGCTGATGCATTTAACTTGTCAGGATTACAGAGCTTGCAGTTAGGTTCATTAAACATTGGTATCGGCAGTGCAGTTATTAATCAGTTCTCAACTGATCCGTACTTTACAGCTGATAGCGATAATATTGTACCGACACAGCGAGCAATTAAAGCATATATTACAGCCCAAATTGGTGGCGGACAAAGCTCATTGAACGTAAATACACTGACTTCGGGTGTTATATACGTAGCAAACGACTCGATCTCCACAACCAGTGGCGGTCAGTTAAATATAAAATCAAAGATGTATTTCACAGGTGGAATTGACGGGGCTCCCGTTGCACTTGGATTCTTCTTACAACGATAATTTTGGAGATATAAAATGGCAACAGGAAGATTAGGGGTTTTTGCAATCCCACAAACAACAGCTACTACAGTATACACAGTACCTACAGGTTATTATACTGTATGTAACGTTACAATAGTAAACAGAAATGCAGCAGCAATTACTGCAAGACTTGCACTATCAGCATCTGGCTCACCAAGTTCAGAAGAATGGATCGAATACGACACTGTTATTATTCCTAATGGTGTATATGAGCGCACTGGACTAGTAATGCAAGCAGGGCTAAATATTGTAGTATATACAAGCGCAGCCTCAGTTGGCTGCACAGTGTATGGTATTGAAACTTCAACATCGTAAAAATTAAGTGAGATTAAAATATGGCACGTTATAATACAGGCGCAAGGACATTAATTGTTAGTGGGACCACGACATTTACCTATGCGTTTACAGGAGGACTAATAACATTAGAAGGAACTGCTCCTTATATTGTAACTTTAGTCAGTCCAGTGTTTTTTCCTGGAACTACTCAAAATTTTTACAACGCAACCGCAGGCAATATTACATTATCTGCGGCTGCTGGACAAATTAAAGGTCCTGGATTTACATCAGCAACTTCACAAATAGTACCGTCGGGTGCAACATTTACAGTAGTATCAGATGGTGCCAACTATGTTATTACTAACGATGAAGGCGGCCCGTTACAAGGAACTGCGGTAGTTTTTACAACTAGTGCAACAGTTCCTACAGTACAAGGTTCTACAGCTAATAGCGGGCAATTAACAATTCGGTCAACCAGCAGTGCCACTAAAGCATCTGCTGGTATTTTAATGACTGATGCTATTACATCTACTACAACCTCAACTGGTACACTGGTTGTAACTGGTGGTGTAGGTATAAGTGAAAACATTCGTGCTGGCGGCACAATTTACGGTGCATTGAGTAGCTCAAACGTTACGTTAAACACAACAGGCTCGATTGACGGAATTACTGTTGGTAGTACTACTAGAGCAGCTGGCGCATTTACTACATTGGCTGCTAATAATACAGCAACATTTACCGGCGTAATTACAGCTAACACTGGTACAAATGCACAAAGTCACACTACAACTGGAGCTGGTATTATTTCAATTAGCTCAGGTACTACTGGTAGTATTGAAAATATGACTATTGGTATTAGTACTCCTGCTAACGGAAAGTTTGTAACAATGACAGCCACAACTGCAACTATTACAAACGGTACAATTAGCACAGCTCCGACAAATGGCAACGATATTACAAACAAAACGTATGTAGATGCTGCTTCTAGAAAGATTAGCGGATCTGGATTTTATTATGGATCTATGTAATGATAATTAAATTTTTAAAGTTAAGGAAATAACATGGCAATCGGAATTAATTCAAGAATTGATCTTTCAGCGACGACATATACTACTATTGCAACGCAACCCCCTTCAGGAAGAGCACAGATACTAACTGTATCTTTGGTAAATCGTGGCACTAGTGATGGAACATTTCGTGTAGCCATTGTTAATAATGGATCAACTACTCCTAGTGCTGGTGATTTTATAGATTATAATGAACCATTGGCTGCTAAGGCTACATTTGAAAGAACTGGTCTAGTTATTCAAAACGGTCAAACAATTGTTGCATATTCAACAGTGGCTAGTGTATCAGCAGTAACCTACGGATTAGAAGATTCTGTAGTCAATGCAAGTACTGGCGCTTTCAAATTTAACCTAGCTGCCGCCACATGGACACAGGCCACTGCTGGTCCGGCTTCAGGCCGATATCAAACAGTTGCATTGTATTTTTCAAATTTTACAGGCGGCACCTCTACTATACGGGTATGCATTTCTACTACATTTAACAGTCCGGCAGCAGCTGATTATATTGAATTTGATGTTCCATTAGCTACTGGTGGTGAATTAGAAAGAACAGGTATCGTTATCGGAAACGGTCAACAAATTGGCGTATACTCTAGTGCAGCAGGTGTAAACTGTGTGGCTATGATTGTAGACGACCAATAATTTTTTGATAAATAGTGTAAATAAGGAAAGATAAAATGGCAGGAGTAAAAATAATTTACGATACAACATGTATAAGTACGTCAGATACAACATGTACCTGGGTCGTGCCATCTGGCGTGTGCCGTGTAACTTTTGAAATATGGGGCGGTGGTGGCGGCGGCGGAAATAAAGGTACTAATTGTGACTGCTGTAGTCGTGGAGGTCCGGGATCGGGCGGCGGCTATTCAAAAGTTACAATTGATACTGTGCCAGGGTCATCGTATTCTGTCGTAGCAGGCAAAGCCGGCGTATCTAGTCAAGGATATGGAAGCTATTGCGGTATTTGCTGTGATGGTTGCACTGGCGGAACTAGTTATGTAAGTGGTACTGGACTAACTAGTTTTTGCGCAACAGGCGGCTACGGCGGCAAGAGCGATTTTACTGCAAATTGTTACTCACATTGCGGTTGCAATTTCTTCACTCAGGTTCCAGGTTGCGGATACGGTACTAATGCTACATTTGCTAAAGGCATGAGTGGAATCACTACCCGATTTGGTGATGATAACCCCTACAATATTGTTAATCTTGCAGGAGGTGCTGGTGGACCTGGTGGAGGTGCTGGCGGTGTGAATATATTTGGTGGATACAATAATTCATCAGGTTATTGTGCCTTGATCGGTGAACACACTTTTCACGGACGTATCCCAGGCGGCGGCGGAGCTGGGTCTGGCGGCCACAGCGGTTGTGACTGTACTCCATACCCGTCAGGTCGAGGCGCACCAGGTCTTGTTAAAATTACATACTAATAAGGACCATCATGCCAATTACACATAAAATTTTAGTAAGTAACGATACTGGTAAGGTAATACATCCTGCATACGAACTTAGTCATCCTCGACCATGTCCACCAGATTGCACATGGATTGAGTTAGCAGAAGGCGAAGCATTATATAATCATTACTGTATGAATCCTCCAGGGGATGTATCACATTTAGATTTAAATGAAATATATTGGGACTTTGAAGGTAGCGGTTGGGTAGAAGTACCTACTACCAGCCTACCATCATACGAAATGAGTAAATTCACAAGAAACGAATTTTTAAAAGGCTCCGATATCAAAGTTGCTACAATTACTGATCCAGTAGAATTAGCAGGGTGGATATTATATAGACAACAGTTGCGTGATATGTTTAAAGATTTACCAGTTGATTATGATTGGAACATGTTAGTATACCCACGTAGACCAACTGATATCGCAGCATTAAAAGAAAAAGCAGCCGCCGGCGACGCTGAAGCTGCTGCAATAGTATTAAGGGATAATTTATAATGGGACGATTTATTAGTGTAACTGACGTTAGCGTAGCATTAAAATCTTGCAGATTGAATGTTGTAGGATCGTGTTGCTGTTTGTGGACAGTACCTGCCAATGTTACTAGCGTAACATTTGAAGTGTGGGGTGGTGGCGGCGCGGGTGGCGCTAAGTGCTGCTGCCGCTGTGAATCTGCTAGCGCAGGCACAGGAGGCGGCTACGCATTAAAAACTGTTGCAGTCACGCCCGGAGCACAGTATACTATCTGTGCAGGACCTGGCGGTGAACAGAGATATTGTGCAGTTGGTGGCAATAGCTATGGATGTGCCGGCGGCACAAGTTATGTTAATGGATCAGGACTATCTAACTTGTGTGCTGTAGGCGGTTGCGGCGGTTGCTGGATTGGTTGCAATAGCTCAGGATGCTACTGCTGGGGCGGTGCTAGTTTTGGCGGCGATGTGTGTCTATATGGAGGAACAGGCCAGTATGTAGCAATATGGGAAGGATTGTGTCAAATGGGTGTAGGCGGACACGCACCATTAGGTGGTGGCTTAACTGGAAAACACAATGATCATTGCTGTCGAATGGGAACTGCTGGATGCTGGGGATCATTTCCAGGCGGCGGCGGCACTCAAGGCCACGGATGCTGTTGTGACTGCTGCTGGTGCAATGGCGGCGGCGGCAACGGTTTAGTAAGGGTACACTTTTAAAATGACTACAATATATTATTCTATAGTTGAACGTGCAACTGGTATTATGGAGTTTGGTAGATCAAATGTGATTGATCATACTGATCGACCACTCTCTGGCTCACTAGCATATGCACCATTAAATGATCTATTAGTAAGAGCACTAGTATCAGTAGATCCCGAAGATCATCACGATCTTCAGCCTATTGATTTTAAGCAAACTCATTGGGACTTTTCAACAAGTTCGTGGGTAGTTGTATGGGATACAATTCCAGCTGACCACGCATCTGTTGATCAATTGAACACAAAGTTAACACAACGTCAAGCACTAATTGATGCAGCAACTAAGAAAGCTAAAATGCCAGATATTAGCCCTAAATTTAAAGCTGTAGTAGATGCATTTATTGCAGAAGTATCCAGTATCAATATAACTGCTGAAAATGTAAAAGACGTAGTTTTACCAGCAGAAATACCAAAATAAGTAGAGAATATAAATATGCCAAGATATTATCAACCAGTAAGTAGTGGTACCATTACATCAACAACAATTTGTGACTTTAAAGAGCCCGGCAACTACTCATGGACAGTACCAGCTGGACAAACATGGGCAACATTTGAAATTTGGGGTGGAGGAGGCGGCGGTGGAGCCAAGTGCTGCTGTGATTGTTATCATGGTGGGCCTGGTGGAGCAAGTGGCGGCTATGCAATGCAACAGATTTCAGTTACCCCTGGCGGAACATATGCAATTTGTGTAGGCTACGGCGGGATGGTTCCTACCGTTGGAAATTGCACACTACATTGGTGCTGTTATGGCAATGATGGTAGCACTACATATGTAACCGGTAGCGGTCTAAGTAACTTTTGTGCTACCGGTGGCTCAGGCGGACACAACGATTGTTATTACTATTGCGGATGCACTAAACCTCCAGGAATGGGCTACGGCGGCATTGTTAACAACTGCGGTAGCCCTGGGTATGGCGGCCACACTACAAACATGTGTAGTAACATTATAGCATACGGTGGATCAACTGCAAGCGGTGGCGGAAATTATACTACAGCTGATCATTGCTGTAGAAGTTGTATGATAGCGTGTGCCGGCCAATATCCAGGTGGCGGTGGCGGAACAACGCTGCCACATACTAACTGTTGCTGCGCCCAAGGTGGCGTTGGCGGTAACGGTCTAGTAAGAATACACTTTTAATCGGATTTAACATGACTACTTACGCACTTATTTTTAATAACGACGGTACTTTGTATAATTCACATGTATTCAGAGATGCAGAGATTCCTTCAGTAGAACTATTGCCACCTGACTGTGGATTAGCCACTTTTGACGAGACCACTGCTAATTTTGCATTTTTGTATGCATACTTTGTAGAAGATACAAACAAAATAACTAACGGACACATACCACAGTCAATGGGCGGAGCAACCTATAACTTTGAAACAAATACATTTACATTTGCTCTAAGACCACCCGAACTGTCATTACTTGACCAAGTCAGGACAGAGCGCAACATGAGAATTGCAAAGACAGATGACCTAGTATACGTTCCAGATTACCCAGCAGGCTACATGGATCAAATTCTAGCATATCGTGCTGCTCTACGAGACATTACTAATAATATGGATCCATCATGGACTGATATAATTCATGTTCAATGGCCAGTAATGCCTGCATTTATAGATGTTTAACCCAATCTAAGAATGTATCAAACTGGGTCCACTTGCTGGACCCTTTTCCTATTTTAACAGCAGCGGCCTTGACCTTGACGGCAGCAGTTAAGTCAGCATCATTGGTGCTAATCACTGGTATATCTTTCCACTTGACTCCGATATTTTCTGTTACTCTATTAAACATTCCGGGATTGGGTACAACAAATGGATCATTACGATCTACTCCCGGGCACCAATATATACCATTAATTGTAACACCTGTACTTTGTATAAAATTCTCAACGGCTTGATTTAGAGATTGAAAATGTTCAAAGGACAACTGTCTTCCCTTAAACTGATTAATAAACAATACAACAGAGTAATTTTTATTTGCTAAAACTTTTAATCCATCTATGGCAGATTCTAAAAATTCAATCTTACCAGAGTGAACATCGGTTATTTTGGGATCAATTAGTGTGTTGAACGGAAAAATACCAACAGTATTACCTGTGGTAGTTAAAATTGGTGTATCTAATAAATGTTTAAATCTTGACATAACGTATCCTTTATATTAATTATGTGTTGTTGCCAGAATCCTCGACAGGTATTGACCTGCTCCGCTAAGTAGTGTATAATATTTAAAAATGAGGTATTATGTATAAGATTGTGTTTATGAATGGCGGCGCAGGCAGGATGATATCAGCTCTTCCCGCATTGGAAAGATTTATTATTGAAAATCCAAATGGTTACATTATAACTGAAGCCGGATTAGATTTTGTCTGGGGTAACAGACTCTTACAAGATAGGACCTTTGATGTTAATACCAAGGGGTTATTTGAAAACATTATTCGCGGCGGTGAAATTATCAGCCCGGAACCCTATAGAGATCATGATTATTACAATCAAAAAATTAGCATTGCACAATCGTTTGATAAGCTAATTAACGGATCTGTTCGAGATAATTTTGATTATTGTCCGACTATTATTCTTAATAAAGAAGAAGAACTTAACGGAGTATCTGCACTAGCACATGCCCGCAATGAACATAAAAAAGCAAAAACAATTGTTGTTCAGCCGTTTGGTCGCAGTTCAGTTAATGATACCGAACTAAAAGTAGTTGCTGATTACAGCACACGTAGCTTAGAAATTAAAACATATTTTGCAATTGCAAAGGCATTACGAGAAAATTATAATGTTATTAGTATGAGCGAATTTGAAATCCCAGGCGATGAGTGGTCAGTAAATCCTAAGCAACTAACCCTACGTAAATGGGCAGCTATTATTGAAGCTGCCGATTATTTTGTTGGATGTGATAGTGTAGGACAACATTTAGCCTACGCTATGAATAAACCCGGTAGCGTCATACTCGGCAGTACATTTGCTGTTAATGTTAGTTACCCTAAATATTTCAATATTATTGAAAAAGAAGGATTTGAAAAGAGATATAGTCCTATTAGAATGTCAGAAGCGGCATGCTATGAAGCGGATCGTCTTAACGATCTAGCATTAGAATTTAATGATAAAGAAACTGATAAAATTGTAAGAAATATTTTATTAGATATAAAAAACAAAATTGGAGAATAAGAATGGCACAATGGATTGCAGGTATTACTAGAGGCCACAATGGCGCAACATGTTTATTGAAAGACGGCGAAGTAGTCTTTTACCTTGAAGAGGAACGTTTAAGTCGTAAAAAGTACGACGGCGGCCCACTTGCAGGCATGATAAAAATTAAAGAATATACTGACCGTTTAGATTACCTTGTAGTTGCGCACACTCAACCATTATCTGCTGCTGGTAAGATTGATTTTACCGGCGACGACATGTATACTGGCCTTGCTAGAAAAATGGGTCTAATAGATCAGCATCAACATGGTGAACAACACCCACAGGTTGTAGATTTAGGATTAATTCATCACGAGCTACATGCAGCTTGTACTTTTTATAACAGTGGATTTGAAGAAGCAGCAGTACTAATTGTCGACGGCGCGGGTACATTTGTACCACTCGGTGATAGCGGAGAAATTGGATGGGAATTAGAAACTATTTTCTCAGCTGCATATCCTGCAGAATTTGCTACAAAATATAAACATATCGGCGTTAGAGGCCCAAATGTTACATTTGAAAAGGTACAAGTACCGCATAGCCACCGTGGTCGTGATCAAGATTTACACGATGTATTGTTTACTGATCACCCTGGCATTACCAAGTGCTACGAAGCAATGACTAATTATTGTGGGTTTAGCTTTATCGAAGCAGGTAAGGCAATGGGTCTTGCTCCGTACGGTAAGCCTAATGCAATGATTCCTCCTATTTTCTTAGGTGCAGAAGGTAGACACTTGAGCAACCGAAATTTGTTTACTCCTAATTATCCTAATGGTGCGTATATTGATAGGGTAGGATTTCCAGCACTTGATACTGATAGTATCGAAATGAAAAAAGATGTAGCATACGCTATACAAGAAGCTACACAAATGCAAATGGTAAGATTAATACTTGACGCAATCAAACGTACAGGCTCAAAAAATATTTGTATTGCTGGCGGATACGGCTTAAATTGCGTAGCCAACTATGAATACTTAAAGCACTTACCTAAAGGGGTCAACTTATATGTAGAACCTATTAGTCACGATGGCGGCACATGCTTAGGTGCAGCTAAAATGATCTATCATAAGGTAACTAACGATAATACCGTTAGAAAACAAACAAGTATCTATTATGGTCCAGACTATTATTCAGATAACGGCGGCTATGATATCAAACTGAATTCTGAAGAAACTATTACTGATGTTACTAAAGAAGATATTGTTGACATGCTGATGCAGGAAAATATTATCTGTATGTATCAGGGACGCAGCGAAGCGGGTCCACGTGCATTAGGTAACAGATCGATTATATTTGATCCCCGTGTTAAAAACGGCAAAGATATTGTCAACCAAGTTAAACGCCGAGAATGGTTCCGCCCATTTGCCGGAACAGTCTTAAAAGAAGCAGTACACGATTGGTTTGACCTTCGAGGCATGGATGAAACTCCTCATATGATGTATGCTGTTGATTGCCAGCCAGGTGTTGCTGAAAAAATCCCTAGTATTATCCACGTAGATGGAACATGTCGTATTCAGTCGGTTACTGCTAAACAAAATGCACATTACTACGATTTGATCAGTAAGTTTAATGAGAAGACCGGCGTTCCAATTTTGTTTAATACTAGTTTTAACTTAGGCGGTGAACCATTAGTTGAAACAATAGAAGATGCATTACGTACTTTACGATTAAGTGGCTTAAACTATCTATACTTACCTGAGATTGGCAAATTAATACATGTACCATATAATCTAAGCGAGGAGAACGATGAGTGACACAAACAACTGAATGGTGGCATGGTCCTGCACCAAATAATAAATTTGCTCCTAAGATAAAAATGCCCATCTATAGTGCAATAGATGGGACACAAGACTTTGTTAGTAGATTGACTGAATATATATTAGATATTGAAAAGAATATCATTGCAAAAGAAGGACTAGTAAGTGACGTTCCTAAAAATACAAAAGACGATATGTATCAGTATACGCAACAATGGAAACAACATAATTTAGTGCATGACGTTGCTGGGCTTGACGGAGAACACTTGGAAAGATTTCCAGAAAATCCTGTTCAAAAAGAATTATTTAATTTAATACGTACTAATTATCTAACATTTCTTGCCGACTTGCACTTTCCTCGAGTGAAAGTATATATCAATGCATGGGCAAACATATTAACACGCACTCAGTGGATTAGCAAACATAATCATATGTCACATGCTGATGCATATCTAGCAGGTACGTATTATCTTACAACTAATAAAACTTACTTATATTTAGAAAACCCACTAAATCCTAAAGATATTCGTCAGTCAGCAACTGTTGCTAGGAAAATTATATTTTTTCCATCATATCTACAACACTGGAGTGACTCGTGTGATCACGAAGATTTACGTATTTCGATAGCATTTGACCTTACAATTGCCGAACACATTAACAATCCATGGCGCCCGCATGTGTTGTTAGATGATCCTGCAACTATGCCAGGGCTTGATGGAAAGTAATATTATAGTACATCTATAATATCAATTACTGTTTGGATCTTAGTTTGTATAATACGATTACGCAGACTAAGATCTAATCCTTTATGTACAGGTTTAGGTAAACAGTCTAGGTCAAACCATCCCCATGCAACATGCTCGTCGCTTAGTTTAGGAATAAACTCGGAGTCTACTACACAGAAGTATGTGTGGAACTTAAACAAACTATCATTACTAACAAAACGTTCAAGAGGTAATGTTTTCTTAATATCAGGTATTAGACCTAATTCTTCTTCAATTTCTCTACACAATCCTTGCCATGCTGATTCATTAGAGTGATTAGTACCGCCTACTAGTCCCCATCTGCCAGCATGTTTACCTTCACGTTTTTGTAATAATAAAAACCTGTGCGTATCTCTAGCACAAATTAATGCACCAGAGCAATCAACTTCTATCAAAGAGTTATTCTCCATTGTCCCTTCTTATATTCGCTTTCGAATGATTTAGACCAGTCAACCCCATTCCACTTATACTGTGTTCTAGTATAGAAGTTCATTTGATAAACAATAGTATCTGTTACTTCCTCAGCTGAAAACACCACGACCCATTTTGCGCCATCCCACTCGATAATATCATTTGCTTCAGCTAATGTATCAGTAGAGTCTGTATTTTTCCATGCATCAGGACCGTCTTCATTTAAATTTAATTCGTAAGTTATAGTTACCGGAGCTTGCTCAGTACTAATTGCAATACTAGAGTCGGCAACAATAGTAAATTCTTTATCAGCCGATATGCCACCTACTCGAATACTAGTTATTCCGCCTGCTAAATTTACTCCGAGCACAGTGATCAGGCAATCATTACCAATGTTAACACCACCTAGTCTTTTACCACGGACTCTAATACTATCACCTGTTTGATAATTAGCACCTAATGCACTTATTGTAGCAGAATATCCAGCAGTGGACAATAGCTGTGTTACATTAAAGGTAGCACCTGTACCAATTCCTGTAATGGTAGTGCTAACAACATTATGATATACCGGATTAGATTGAGGATTTGAAATAACTTCAACTCCGTTAACATATAAGGTATGTGAATTAACTTTTTTATGTAATACAGTAGTGTGAATATATTTGGTTCTAGTAGTTGACTCAAATGTATCTCTAACTGCTCCGCCTATGCTGTCAACAATTAAGTATCTTCTTCCAGTTGCTATTTGTTGATCAGTACGTTCTTTATTAGGACGCTTTGGATTAAATGTAGTTGGATCAACAATTGCATCGAAATATACTTGATCTGATACTAGGCGTGCCGGACCAGAAATTGCAGTATTTGAGTGGAACGTATCCGGATCCCATACCGCTGACATTAGCGTTGGGTTTAATGGATTTTGTGTCAGAGCACCAACTACTTCAGTGCCATCAGGTTGCAACAAAAATATCTTAGTAAGTCCAGACTTAAATGCACCGGGGTATTGTTTAATTGCCATTTCCCATGATAACCATGTTCCAGGACTAGACTCGTTACTGCGAATTTTAATAGTAGTTTCTTCAACAAAGATATCGAAATTGCCAATAGAAATTTTATTATCAAAAATTTTACTAATTGGATCTACTTGTCCAGAAGCATAATCCGTACCCAACCCATCTATATAATCTAGTACTGGATCACTTTTATTTTCGTATATGTTAGCAATAATATTAGTAATAATTCCTAACTGTTTGATCTTAACAGGAGGACTTAGCCAGACTGGTGTTTTAAGACTAATTGACGCAATATCTATAGCACTATTGGTACCTACTGGCACTGACCTAGAACTAAAGACTACATCTCCTAACTCAACAACACTTAAACTAGTCCAGTCAATGTAATTATCAGTAGTTTGTATTTCTAAACTTGGATTAAACAAGGTAAGAATCTGCTCAAGAATCTGTAATTTTTGATCAGTACTAGTTGTCCATATATCAACTTTTAACGATAAGTCAAACGGCGTCGGCATTAATCTTTCAACGGTATAATTGTTTCCTTGAGAAGAGTTGTATGTGCCGCCTTCGATACCTCGTTCTCGAATTTGCAACTTCCCTACATACGTAGAATCACCTAGTCTATCTCTAGCCAGATCAAGATCGCTAATATAAACTGCAATACGAGGCGCACTAGATACAGTGTTTTCGCTATTTTGATTAATGATGTTAGCTACTTGTTTGTCTTGGTCACCGTACATAACAGGTACTCTAACCAGTGTACCATCACTATATTTGACAACAAAATTGCTCAGTAATCTAATTACTTGAGTAAGGTATCGTCTTATTTGTCCGTCATAAAAATGCTGCATTAGAAATCTGCCTTAGGTCTAAGTGCCTTGCTCAGGCTTTGTTTTTGTGCTTCTCTAGTATTAAACAATGAAACAGTCCATTGTCCAGGAATAGTTATATCACTACCTTCTGGCAGTGTTATTCGAATTAGGTTAGTATTGACCCCATTTACCTGTGCAGTATACGAAGTAATTATTCCAGGATACTCCGCAACATCAAAATCTAATTTAATAACTGATTGGTTGATAACAAGATACTTAGAAGTACTGTTACCTGCAAATAGTATATTAGTATCAATAACACTAAATCCGTTGTCAATTTCTAGTTGACTGATAGTAACTGTGTCGCTTGCAACTAATGCAGTGTAGGTAAATGTACTGTTGTTAATAAAGCCAGTTCTAAATGTTTGTCTAGTGTCGCTATTGTTTAATGTGTGACGCACGGCATCCTCTACTTTAATCCATCGTTTTCCATCGTATCTAAACAAACGGTTAGGCAACATATCAACACGCAGGTAATAGTCACCTTCGATTGCTGCTCCGGGAAACGCAATACCTGATCCAAAATCAGCACCGTTTACGGGAATACCGTCACCAAGTAGGTAGCCACTATAACCAGTCCTCTTAGGTCTCTGCGCAGTACGACTTGCATCTAACGATGTTGTACTGGCATCAGGCGGAGACACACTATCATCCGCTGTTATCAATGCAGGCATACCTTTATCATCTACTGCAAGAGTATAAAACTGTTGAGTCTCATATCCACTCTTAGGAGCATCTGCATCAGCTTGTGCAAGAATAGCATCATTGATTGCTAGATTTTTAGCATTGGTACTGAGAATGTCTTGTAGGTTATGTCCACCATACTGATCAAAATAACTAGCATTAGTGGGCAATATTCCTGCTGTGGTTGTTGCAGTGGTTGTATATAATGTTCCTTGATAGCGAACAATTTGTCCAGTTGTGTATATAACTGTAGGATCAAAATCTCCTACAAAGTTAGCATCTGTATTAATTGGTTTAGTTAATATATCTGCAAACTGTTGACTATCAGATATTTTCTTAAGTTTTAGTCGGTATAAATGTGGATACCACGTTTTGCTAAAACCTTCAGCAGCACGACCTACTTCGTCAATTACAAAATAACGGGGCAATGCAACATCAAAATCATTAAGTGCAAATTCATCTTTTAAATGGGGCAGTTCTATTACGTCTCCAGCCAGCGGCTTACGTCCAATAGTGCTGACAAAATCATTAATGTGTACTGTCATAAAAACAGTATCTTGATCAATAAACAGACCAAATTGGCTTAGATTAAAATCAATATCTTGTACATTGTAAATGCCGCGCAATGTGTACACTGACATGTCGTACTTTCTATCACGATTTTCTAAAAATAGCAAATCTTGTATATTAGTTTCTTTAACTACATTATACGTAGGTTGATCCGCGGTAGATTCGCCTGCAAGCGGATTTTTAGGCCCCAGGTATTTGTGCAAATATAAGTCAGTACCGCCTACCTGAAACATTTCAGATATGCTGCGATCTAGAAATTTATAGTCGTTACCTTTTTCGGGTTTGTAAAGTGATAAACGTGGCATAGTACAATATTTAGCGATAAATAACATGGGAGAACTAAATGTCAGATAATCCACAACAAGTAAAACAGCAAGTCTTTGATTACTGCCGCACCATGCTAGGTGACGGTATGATTGACGTTGAGCTTGATCCAATTCACTATGAAACTGCGTTAGATCGTGCGCTAACTAGATTTCGTCAACGTAGTCCTAACGCAGTAGAAGAAAGCTATATGTTTTTAGAACTGGAGAAGGATAAAAATGATTACATTTTGCCTAAAGAAATTATCAACGTACAGTCTTGCTTTCGCAGAACATTGGGATCAAGAACTGGCGGAGGAACTGGTACAAACTTTGAACCTTTCAATCTGGCGTACACTAACACGTATTTGTTAAATTCAACTATGCTAGGTGG